GTGAATATGGACGCCGCGTGCTATGGCGCAGACTTGGGATGACCACCAAGCTTCGTGATCGAGTGTATGAAATCTCAGGCACTGACCCGGTAAAGATCGCCATTATGGGCGCTGAACTTCATATGTCCGCGACAAATGCCTAGCCCACTTAACATCAGCAATTTTATCGACCCACGAACCGGACTTATGTCTCGGGAATGGTATCGCTTTTTCTTTAACCTGTTTAAGCTGACAGGCGGCGGTACAAACGATACTTCGCTAACTGATCTTCAAATCGGCCCCCCGCCGATCAATGAAGTGCTTGGAGAGCTTGGAACGGTATATAACCAAGCGCAAATTGCGTCGATGATGGCGCAGTATGAGCAATCTGCGCGGGAGGTTATTAACCAGCTTGAAACTTCCCCCGCGTCCCCCCAGATTGGCACGATTGCAGCATATAACTTAGATGGGATTCCGATAGCGGGCGGCGTAAGTTACGGCACTGGCTCCGCGCTAGCGGTTACGCCTGCCGGGACAACTGGGCAACTCTTGACATCGGCAGGCAACGCTCCCCCCACATGGACGACTTTATCTAGTGTTGTAGTAACTTCTTTCAGCGCAGGAACTACGGGCTTAACCCCCGCAGTGGCTACCGCCGGCGCGGTTACTTTGGCGGGGACGCTGGCCGTAGCAAACGGAGGCACCGGCGTAACTACCAGCACCGGAACCGGCAGCGTCGTACTGTCTACTAGCCCGATATTAGTCACGCCGACTTTAGGGGTGGCCTCCGCCACTTCTGTGGATTTTGGCCTAGGGGCGGCAGCAATACCGTCCATTACCTTTACCGGCGATCTGAACACAGGCATCTGGTCGCCCGCAGCCGATACGATTGCAGCAAGCACAGGCGGCGCTGAACGTATGCGCATCACCAGCGCGGGCGAAGCGCTTATTGGTTCTGCCACAGCAACGAATAATGCTCGCGTAAATCAAAAGCTTGGGGTTGTCAGTGTAGGCTCGGGCAGCTATGGCGGCGGGAACTTTACTACTTACGGCGGTACATCCGCAGATATTTGTTCTCTGGTGGACTTTCAACGGTCGCGGGGCACCACAGACGGTTCGCTGACGGCAGTTGCAAGCGGAGATAGATTAGGCTATTTGACTTGGCGAGGCGCAGACGGCGCAGCATTTCAAAATGCGGCGGCTATTCGAGGCGAAGTAGATGCTACGCCGGGATTGAACGACATGCCCGGACGATTGGTGTTCCTGACTACCACAGACGGGACTACCACTTTAGCCGAACGGATGCGAATTGATTCCGCTGGTAACGTCGGTATTGGCACAACAGCAAGTTTGAGCAAGTTAAGCGTTGCCGGCCCGATTGCTTTGCAATCACCTAGCACTGTCAATGCAGCAACGTATAGCGTTGCGGTTACTGATTCATCTTTGCGTTTTACAACTACTAACTGCACTGTGACGTTGCCTACTGCATCAAGTTTTCCGGGCCGGATTCTGTATCTGAATACGATCACTGCTAACAGCGTAACAAGCGCATCCGCCAACGTCATTCCGTTGGGATCAAACACCGCAGGCACCGCGATTCTTGCTGCCACTGCGGGCAAGTTTGCGATGCTACAATCAGACGGAACTAACTGGATCACCATGCTGGCGAATTGAGGTTTATAAATGACAACGCTCACCCCAACACCTAAGCAGCAATTCCTGGATGCCAACGGCAACCCGCTATCTGGCGGCAAGGTCTATACCTATGCCGCTGGCACTACGACGCCGCTGGCAACGTATACCGATCAAGGCGGCAGCACGCCAAACACCAATCCCGTGATTCTGGATAGCCGTGGTGAAGCAGCGATCTGGTTGGGGGTGGCGTCCTACAAGCTCAAATTGACTACCGCCACAGACGTTGAAATCTGGACGGTGGATAACATCGTCAGCGCCAACACTCAAACGTTGGCTAACCTATCTGAAGCTGGCGGCTCTGCGTTGGTGGGCTATCTGCCAGCAGGCACCGGCGCAGTCGCTACGACTGTGCAGACCAAGCTGCGTGAGACGGTTAGCGTTAAGGATTTCGGGGCGGTGGGCGATGGGGTGGTGGATGACACGGTGGCTATTCAAGCAGCGATTGATGCGGTTGTTGCTAATGGACGAGTTATTGGCGATGCTCAGGGCGTCTACAAAGTTACTGGTCGGATTGATATTTCAGATAAAGAACTTAGAGACATTCGGCTTACCTACACAACCAATAGCGCACTGATTGTTGCTAAAGGCAAAGCACGTCTGACTAACATCACTATCTCTGTTGGCTCTACTATCCGCACGTTTTTGAACCCGCTTCCCGGCGTCATCAATCTCCATCTGGCTACCGGCGTTGTTCTGGACAATATTGAAATCACGGACGGGATCACCGACAGAATCGGCGTGTTTTGCTCAACATTAGCTTCTAATACGACAATTCGTAACTGCCGCATGAATTACATTGGCTGGCCGATTCTGTTTAACGATAATATTCCCGCCCAACGTATTGTTGACGGTATTGATTACGCAGGTCAATCAATCGGCAGTGGTTTGTATATATCTGGTTGTGCGCTTGGAGCGGCTGACAAAACGGCAGTAGGCGACGCAATTGAAATTAACTGCCCATCACAGCGGTTTTCAAACATCAAAGTCAGCGGCTGCGTTGTTTTAAAAACAAACACAAGCGGCGCAAACGGGCTTGGGATTGCCGCAGCAAATTGCGACGGATTTCAAGTTTCTGATTGTTTGGTGCGTAATGTTGCTAGTGCCGCTGGCGCTTTACACGCAGAGGCTTTTACTGCCGTTAGTTTTACAAACAATCTTGTTGAATTGTCTGTAGTTGGCATTGGCTTAGGCATTGACGGCAATGATGTTTTGATTGACGGAAACACCATTAACACGTGTACTGCTTCCATTCAATGTACTGGAAGTGCTGCTTCCATGACAGGCGTAACAATCTCAGGAAATCAAATAATTGACTCCTCAAACAATGCAATTGTTTTTACTAATGTAAGCGCAGGGATTATTTCAAACAACTACATAAAAAACGTTGCAACCACAGGTGCTGGAAAAAGTTATGTATCTCTTTTGCAAACTGGCGCTTTGACCACAAATAACCACAACATTATTGGGAATACGTTTAGCCGAGTAGGTGGGGCCGATGTTGCGCTGCTTGGTTCTAGCGGCGTTGTTTCTGAAGTTTATTCTCGCACAAATATATTCTATGGAATTTCTGGATCAACTATTGCTGGCTATCTTATCGCCGTCCGAGCAGTTGGTCTTTCCGAGGATTACTATAGGGCAGCGGGAACAACGAGCGCCATTAACGGAAAGATTAGTATCAACCCGACGGGTTACGTAACCGGCAGTTCTGGGGATTTTATGACGGACGTAAACGCTGGTGTCTTGTACCGCCACGACGGAACAAATTGGGTTAGCAAGGTGTCCTGATTTGTTTCTGCATAACTAAGGATAAATCATGATTACCGTTAAGGTTCTAATCCCGGCAAAAATTGCCGAAGCGACACAAACGACGCAATACACTGCGACGGGTGTAACGACCATCATCGACAAATTTACCGCTACGAATTACAGCGGCACAGCGGCGACGATCTCGGTCAATCTGGTGACTTCAGCGGATACGGCGGGCAATCAGAATTTGATTACCAAAACCAAGACGTTGCAGCCCAATGAGGTCTATACTTTCCCTGAATTGGTGGGGCAAGTGCTGTCGGCTGGTGCGTTTATCAGCACGATTGCCGGGACTGCCACCAGCATCAACATTCGGGCTTCAGGACGTGAAGTTAGCTGATGACGTATGGGAAGTGATAGTCGATACTCTGGTGAAATACGACGGCATCTATTCTTCACCAGAACTTCGACAGCACATTGAAAACCATACGCAGATAACGCCGTTTGACGGCGGCGTATTCATCTCAGATGGCAACGAGTTTGATCTGTTCGTCGTACCGGCGAAACGCGGTAAATGGGCGATTCGTAAGGAAATCAACGCGTTTCTTGCTAAACTAGCGCAAACGTACGGTAAAGCAATAGTCAAGATTTACCCGGAAAACAAACCATCGCTACGATTGGCGCTTGGGTTTGGATTTGAACCCGTCGGAATGCAAGGCCGACAGATAGTTTTGGAGCGTGCGCTATGGGTAGCATAGTTAATTCAGTAGCCGATATTTTTGGGGTCGGCCCTGCCAGCCAACAAAAAGAAGGCATAGAACAAGCATCAGAGGCTGGTGCTAGATCTTCGGCAGAATCACTTGCGCTTCAGCGGCAGATGTTCGAAACGCAGCTTGCTTTGCAAGAACCTTGGCGGCAAGCGGGCGTCGGCGCACTTAACAAGTTGATCCCATTAGCGTCTGAATACCAGCCGTTCGGAATGCAACAGTTCCGACAAGATCCTGGTTATGCGTTCCGTATGTCCGAAGGCATGAAGGCGCTTGATCGCAGCGCAGCCTCGCGTGGGGGCTTGTTGTCTGGCGCTACGCTCAAAGGCGCGCAACGGTTTGGGCAAGACCTTGGCAGCCAAGAGTATCAGAACGCTTTCAATCGCTATCAAACGGAACGTCAATCGCGCCTTGGGCCGCTGCAATCGCTGGCGGGGGTGGGTCAAACGTCTGCCCAATCGCTAGGCGGCGCGGCAGGGCAATACGGCGCTAATGCGACTAATACTCTCATGACCCGAGGCGCAAACCAAGCTAATGCTGCTCTGCAAATGGGTAATGTTAGGGCCAGCCAGTATGAGGGGTATGGAAATGCTTTAGGAAATATCTTTGGCATGATGTAATGGGATGTTAAAAAGACATCAGACAGACCCTGAAAACTACGGTTGGGAACAAACATGGCCGGACTTATAGATTACAGCATCATCAAGCCGGAACTTGCCAATGCTTTGGCAACCGGGTTTCAGAAAGCTCAAGATCGCCAAACGCAAATGGCTCAACAAGAACGGCAAAACAAACTAGCCGATCTTCAATTCCGCGCCGCGCAACGCGGCGAAGAAGATGCCTTGATGGAACGCGAAGCGTACAAGAACCAAGACCCCTTGGCGGCATTGCGGGCGGCTGGTCTTGGCAAACAGGCTCTTGCGTACCAAAAGACACTTGATGAACAGACTGCGGCAAAGCTGAAACAAGCCACCGATATTCATAAATTGGTATCGGATTCTTTGAGAGGCGTTGCCGCGCTTGGCACCCGCGAAAGCGCGCAGGGGGCATTGGCTAACGTAAAAGCCGCAGGGTTAAATGTCGATCAATACGAAACAGAATTGGCACAAACGCCAGACGCGTTGATCTCGAAATGGGCTTTGTCGCACGCTGCCGGGGCTGACAAGGCGCTTGAGCAACAGTTTGTGGATCTAGGCTTTGGCACTGTTGCAGGCCCGAAATACGCTACTGGGTCGCCGGCCGCGCAACCGACGGCGCCATCTATGGGGGGAATGCCTGCCGGCATCCCGGGTCAAACGCCGGGCGGTAGGATTGCGGGCACTAATGCACTTGCATTACCCACCCCAGGCGGTGCCAAGTCTGTTGCACAACCTTATGCGGTGCCAGGCGGCGGGATGATGTATCCGAAAGGAATGTCGCAAGCGCAAACAGCCACCGACGCTAGAGAACAGCAACGGATTGCGCTTGAGCAACGTCGCGTCGATCTTGCTGAAAAAGAAGCGGCAAGGAAAGAATCCGGGCTTGCTGAACTGCCGCCAAAAGAAATTCAAAAGCGCGAAGCAATTCTTCCTCAAGCTCGACTAGCTGTTACTACAGTTGGCAAGACTATGGGAACAATTGAAGAGACCATAGATAGATTGTTGGCAAACGAGACCGGATTGAACGGAATCACTGGGTTGGTTTACGGAAACACGCCGGCGCTCACTGACGCGGCACGAAAGGCTAACGCCGATCTTGGGCAGCTAAAAAATCTGGCTTTTGTCCAAGGTATTACTGAACTTCGTGCGGCTTCTAAAACGGGGGCCGGCGTAGGCAGCGTGTCTGATCGTGAAGGCAATAGGTTTGAGAATCTGAAGGCATCTCTTGATAGAAGTCAGTCTCTTCAAGACCTTAAAGATTCATTAGTAAGACTGAAAAGCAACGCGCAATTTACAAAGCATTCACTCCAGGAAGCATTTGACGAGACATATCAATACAAGCAAGGCAAGGAAACGGCAAAGCCTGCTGCTGCATCTGCTGTCTCGTCCAACATTGACGCTCTTCTGAACAAGTACAAATAATCATGGCGACTCTTGAACAACTTAGCGCAGCGTTGGTCAAGGCGGATGCTGCGGGTAACGCCGCAGATGCCAAAGCACTTGCCGATGCTATTCGTCAGATGCAATCGCAGCCGCAACCGCGCGGTACGGTGCCGGAAGAACCTACGTTATCGCAGCGTGCTTTGTCCGTTCTTACGGGTTATGCCAGATCAAAGGCTGAACCCGCGTTGGCGGTCAAAGAACTGGTATCTTCCCCCACAAGACTTCGCAAAGAAGTATTGGCCCCTGGACTGGAAATGGGCGGCATGATTGCGGGCGCGCAAGCAGGTTTGACTGCTGCACCCGCCCTTGGCCCTTTTGCGCCTTTAGCGCCTCTTGTCGGCGCTGGTTTAGGCTACGCCGGAACGCGGGGGCTTACGCGCGCGGCAGAGCAGCAGTTTCGGGAAGCGCCCGCCGCTACACCTATGCAGACTGTTGCCCAGTTTCCCAGCGACGTAGCTATGGGCGCTACGATGCAAGCGGGTGGGGTTCTTGCTGGACGAGCCTTGGGCGCGGGCGTGCAAGCCGTTGGCGGGTACGTTAACAAGCTGAAAAACCTAAAATCGACAGCAATTCTTGATGCAGTAGAAGGCAGAGGCCGCGATATTGTTAATGCACTACGCGGCGAAGGCGCTGTTCTTACGCCAGGCTCTGCGCCTACTACGGGCGAGATTGCTGCGACTGCTGGTTCGGCCAAGTTCTCAGCGTTTCAAGAAGGGCTGAAAAAACAAGCGCCAACTGAATACGCAGGAATGGCAGCGCAAACGAGTGAAGCTCGCCGCGCGCAGGAATCGCGGGTCGTTGATCGGTTCAAGAACGTGGTTAGCCGAATCAGCGACAAGATCAATCGTGGGCTAACTGACGTAAGCCCCCGTGAGACAGGTGAAGCGTTGCTGGCTGCGGCCAAAGGCGAACAACAGACAGTCAAAAAAGGTCTTATTGAACCTGCATACACACGCGCGTTCAAAGAAGCGGGCGATGCAAAGATTGATGCTGGCGGCGTGGTTAGTACTGCGGAAAACATTCTTGAGCGCAAGCTGACTGACTTTGCGCCAGAAACCGCGCCGAATACAGTGCGAAAACTATTAGCGCTAAAACCTTCAAAAGCCGAAACAGCGCCGATCCTGCTGGATGCGGCAGGCAAACCCATTAAGCAGATTGCCCCGCCGCGCCCGGAAGCCACGTTGCAGCAACTGGATGATATTCGTAAGGCAATCAACGCCGACATCGCAGCAGCTAAAACGTCGGCTATGCCTTCGTCAGATATGACATTGCGTAACTTGTATAAGTTACATGACGCAATTGATGAAGCGGTTGCAGGTAGCAAGACTTTGCCGACGACGGCTAAAGAAGCCTACGGCGAAGCCCTTAGTCTGTACCGCGACGTTTATGCGCCGCGCTTCAAGACGGGCGTTAATGCTCAATTGTTCAAACAAACTTCGCTGAACGAGCCGAAGATTGAGCCGGACAAAGTTATTAAGACTTTCTTCAAGCCGCAAGGCGAACGCGAAGCCACGCAGTTTGTGGATATGTTCGGCAAGAATCCAGATGCCATGCAGATAGCCAGATCGGGTATTGAAGATTTGTATCGGCAGAAAGTTGTGGATGCGACTACAGGTATGGTCAATCCTGCAAAGCACGCGCAGTTTATGAAGGAATATGGCCGTCCATTAGGCATTCTTGATGATGCAGGCATGAATGTTACGACGCGTCTTGATGTGGTGGGCAAAGACGCGCAACGCTTGGCCCGCGTAGAACAAATGGCAAAAGAATCGGGCAACAAACTGGCCCCGCCGTTGCCCGCTGGTTCTAATGCTATGGCAATCGAAAAACGTATTGGTGATCTGACTAAGAATCTCACGCCGCAGCAGTTGTCAGCAGTAGATGCGGTTAGAAAAGACCTGCTGCGCGAAGCTGAATATGAGCGTCTTGTTAAGGCCGGTGGCGGCACGATTGGCAGCGGTAATATCGCTACCGAAGCAGGTAAAAAAATAGGTATGCCGTTTCCTTCTTTGTTATCCACACCGATTACGCTTTTCAATAGCGTTGCGAAGAAACTTATGCTAAAAATGGACGATAAGTTGGCAATGGAATTAGCTCGTGAATTGACTAACCCTGCGCTTGCTGCCCAATCCATTGAAAAAGCGATGGCAATGGAAGCAGCGCGTAAAGGCGCAGCGCAAGGATCGGTTTTACCTTTGCTTGGACGTGCAGCAATAACAGGTGGTGCTATTCAAGCTCAACAACCGTAAAACGCGCTTATCCAATGACTTACCAAACGATTGATCTATGCAGAATGCTTTCAAAGGGGGGCATGTCGTGGTGGGTCTATCGTTGGTAATGACATTTCTAGGTAAATTTATGATGGCTGAAACCCAGATCCTTACTATGGCTACTACCTTAGTAGCCACCTTGTTTGCTTTGCTTGTCACTGTGTTGGGTTGGATCGGAAACAAGATATACACAAAGCTGGATGAAGTAAATCAAACCATGCGACAGATAGATAAGGATTTGGGTATTAGACTGCATGAGATTGATAGGCGTCTAACAAAGGTTGAAGCCGTTGCTTCAATTCCCCTTTCGCCTCAAAATCTGGTTTTCAAGAATAGCAAATAATGAGCCGCCGAATAGAAGATCTAGCCCCGGCAGTGCAGCAGCGAGCAAAGGCGCTCGTTATCGCCGCAAAAGATGCGGGGATTGATCTTCTAGTCACCAGCACCTATCGTAGTAATGAAGAACAAGCGGCGCTGTATGCGCAGGGGCGCACGAAGCCCGGCGCGATTGTGACCAACGCTCGGCCTGGCGATTCATACCACAACTGGCGCTGCGCGTTTGATGTAGTGCCGTTGCGTAACGGTAAGCCCGTGTGGGGTACAAGCGGGCCTGATGGCGACTTGTGGCGCAAGATCGGCGAGATGGGCGAGGCTGTAGGGCTGGAATGGGCAGGACGTTGGACGGGCAAGCTGCGCGAAATGGCGCACTTTCAATACACTGGCGGGCTGACGCTTGCCGACTTCAAAGCAGGAAAGGGAACAGCATGAAGGGCTACCGCACCATGATTCTCAACGGCGCTATGGTTGCGCTGCCGGTTATTGATTACCTGAGCAGCAACGGCGCAGTTGTCGGCGCTCTTTTGGGGCCTGCCGGTGCAACTGCGCTATCCCTGCTTGGTCTTGCCAATCTTTTGCTGCGTTGGGTTACAACGACACCTGTTTTTCGAGGCGAATAGCAATTAGTTGAGCGTACCCTGCTATGTCTACCCATGAGTCGGCATAGTAGGGGTCGCCGTTGGCAATCCGCGCCAACTTGTGGCAAATCATCTCCAGCGACTCGATCATATCGTCGTCCATCCCGTTCTTATCGCACGCGCTAAACAAGATGTTCTTCAAGCCCTGACTGATTACGGCGTGATCTTCAAACTTACCGTAGCGTTTACCGCGTTCTTCAAGAATTTTCATTTTTCGGTTTCTTTGGTAGTGGCGCCCACATGATCCAGAATGTGTCGCGTCCGTTATAGGTGCCATACACGGCGCAACCCAGCTTGCTAAGAAGCTGAACTTTGCGCCCTGTAGGGCATGTTTCCATTGGCTGCCAGTAGTAGTCGTGATCCACTACGGCAATGCCATCTGACGAGTTCTTCAGCTTCATCTCGGGTCGTACTCGCGCATAACGGCCGCACGCTCTGCCCGCGCACGCTCCATTGCCTCGGTGGGACGCCCGGCAAGTAATACGCATGTAAGGGCTAAACTCGCTAGAACTGCCGGCGCAATCAAACCAATCGGCCCAAGAACAAAGCACGCGAATGACGGCAGGATAAGCGCGGCAGATACCGTTGCAATCGCGTGCATGACGTTCTTATAGACTTGCACTGGTTTTGACTGCGTTTGAGTTTGTTGTGGCTCAATGCAAGGGCGATTCCGCAATTCACGTTCCAATCGTTGCGCATGCAAGGACGGCTGCACCGGCGCAGTCTCCGTCGGCGTAAAGTGCCGCACTTCCACAAACTCAGAGAACTGTACGTGACGTTCTGCGGTAGTCTGCGGTCTGATTGGTGTTACGTTCATTTTTGCAATCCCTCCACTTTCCATTTCGCGTCCATGACCGTCTGCCCGTACTTCATCATTGCAAACATGATCTCCTCATCTTCGTATTGCAACGGGCGGTCGCCCACAAAATCAATGTGGTAGCCCTCGCTGTCGCGCTCGTAGAACAACACAGTGAAGCAAAACTCTTTGCCAGTGCTGTCTGCGCTCCATTGAACAATCTCGGCTTCTCGGCCTTCGCTATGCCGGAACTCAAGGTTTTTGAGTCTCATTTCTCTCCCCTCGCTTGAATCATTTCTGCCAGCCGCAGCGCTTTCTCTTCTTCACACAACCGCGCACATGCGTCACGCTCTGCCTTGGCGCCACCATCCCACCCGCACCGATAACATTCGGCAAGTTCAAACTCCCTGCGCTCACGCTCGGCAGCAGCGCCAGCGGCAAAGGCTAGTTCAGCAAACTTCTCAAACCCTGTTTCTGCCAATGCCAGCATCCACACTTCGTCATTAATGCAGCTTCTTTCTGTGCCAGCCTCACGAGCCATTTTGATTACTTCTTTTTTATTCATTCCGCACCCTTCTCTTTCTGCCACCGCAGTCTCAATCTCCTGCTGCACATCCGTAAGCCGCTGCATGGATGCCTCGGCTATGGCGGCGCGGAGGGCGAGAACAGCAGCATCACATGACATGAACGGTGCGCCGTTCGCTTGGTATTCTTCCAACGCCTCAAGCGCCTGTTTCATTGCTTCGATGCTCACGAGTTCTTCTCCTTTCCGCTTCTTTTTTCTTGTATTCCGGCTTGCTTCGTCTTTGCCGACTTAATTCACGCTCTCGTTCTTTCTGATCTTCCCATTTCGATGGAATAACTTTCCTAGTCAGTTGAGCAAACATGCTTAATGGATCGGGTTTCATTTTTTACACCGGCAACATAAACAAAACACAAGCAAAAACGATACAACTCACAACCACAGCATCATCGCGATCGGCAGACAAAATCCATTTTTTGACTAGTTTCATTGCTTTGATGCTCACGAGTTCTTCTCCTTCAGCTTGGCTTCGATGGCGCGGGCAAATTTATCTACAGACTCACAATCAACGACATATTCTCCATCTCCTATGTATTTCAAGCCAATGCAATCAACTTTATCAATCTCATCATCCGTCAGCCCAACCCACTCGCGGCGGGGTGGGTGGGTGTAGTACGGAATTTCTTCCGGCCCAAGCTCGCGCGCTTCTTCTGGATAAATGGCTGGCTTCTGCTCCATCTCCTGCTGCACATCCGTCAGCCGCTGCATAGCGTCCTCGGCAAGCGCGGCAGCGGCGACTAGGGCAGCGAATCGTTCGCACCACACATCAAATGGCGTGCTGATAAGCGGCCCAGCCTCCCGCGCCATGCGGATAATATCTTCGCGTGTCATTCCTCACCCCTTGCTCTGATAGCGGCAGCGCACCACGTTGCCAAAACATCCTCACCCTCGTATTCGGTGTCTATGTCATCACACACCTTCGCACACGCCTCACGCTCCGCAGCGGCGACTAGGGCGGCGAAGCGTTCAACTGATTTATGGCCGAAGCGATATACATATTGATTTTTTTCTAAAGAAAAAGCATTTCCAATTCCTGCTTCTTCCGCCATGCGGACAATCTCTTCGTGTGTCATTTCACTTTCGCTGCGCATTCCGCGCACCTCCATCGTTTAACAGGACTTTTGGACAGCTTATAGCCGCCGCCTTCAACTGGTCTTTCCTTCCAGCAGTTGCTGCACCACTTTTTTTGCTGCTCGCTTTTTTCGCTCGTATTCATTTCGCTTCTCTCGTTTGTACTGGACAGATTTTTCAATCCTGCGTTCATCAAGCGTCTGCGGTATGGTGTTTACATACTCCGCCCAATTCATGCCATTACCCTCAAGAGAAACTTCGTGAAGTCGCTAGGCTCAAACTCATCCCACCATACGTCGCCTTCGTGCGTACCAAAAAAACTTTCGCATCCTGGCTGACGTTGCCAGCCCCATTCGTCGTAGTAAATCAGCGTCGGACTTGCTGCAAACTCGCCCCATTCAACAACGTACCAGCCGGGCTTAATGGGTTCCTCTCGCGTTGCGTTGATCTTCATTTTCCGCTCCCTGTTTTTGCCGCCATTCTTTCAAAGCAATGTATGCGGCGCGGTACAACGATCCAGACTGCCGGTTCCAAAAGTCATTTGATATATCGACCAACATTGCCAACGCGTTTAGCTCTTCTTGTTCTGACTTGAACGCGCCGTTGTAGCTGTCCTGGATGTTTGCCAGCGCGACGTTCGCCGCTCGGCAAACCGCCATGACGCCTTCATCCTCTTTCGCGCTTGCACCCAACAGCAACAGGTCTCTGGTGTCCAGCATTACGTCAAAATGTGTGGGTGTAGCCCACCCCTCACGAAACGCGTTTAACGCTGTCAGAAGCGTTATCTGCGCGTCTGGCACTATCTGGCTCAACACAAGACATGGAATCTCTATCGGACGCGGTTTGCGTTTGCGAGAAGCCATTTGTCCCCCAAAGTCAGTATTGAACGCAGCCACGCCTTGCGAACGTGAATTACGGCGCGGCGTGCGGTGTAATCGTTGAACGGAAACAGCTTTACAGCCCTGCGTGCTAACTTCATGGTGCTTTCGCCTCCTTAAGTAGTTCGATTCGCTCCCTGCTTGATCTGAGTGAGCAATACCGTTGATGCAACCGCTCCAAAAACGTAACGCGGCAAAGGTTCTCGCGCTCAAAAGTCAGCAATTCCAAGACTTCTTCTTCTGTCTTGGACGCCAAAACATCATTAAGAACTCGCCAAGTTATGTTCAATTTTCTGCTCCAGTTTTTCAATCTTTTCTTCAAGTTTGCGAAGGCTCCGCTGCGTGGCGTTAAAAGCCCGCCGCCGCATCGGTAATTCCGCCTTTGCTGCTTTCAACAGCGTTCTCCAATGATCCAGTCTCTTCACTTCAGTGCCTCCAATGCAATATCTGATATGGCCCGTTTGTTATGTAGTCCGGCCCATATCTTTTCATCAACGGTCTTGTTAGTAAGCAGGACGTAACACCACACGTCATGCCGTTGGCCGCTTCGATGTAGTCTCCCTACCGTTTGTTCGTACAGTTCCAGTGACCAAGGCAACGAAAGAAATACCATGTTGCAGCCGCCATGCTGGAGGTTAAGACCATGACCGGCAGACTTTGGATGGACAAGTAGTAGCTCCACACGTCCAGCATTCCAGCGTTCGATTGCGTCAGGTTCTTCGAGGGTGACTGCATGGGGGTATCTCCGTTTCAGTTCCGCTAACTCTTCTTGGTACGTGTAGGCGACGATGGTATTCGCCCGTTGGTTTTCATCCAGCAGATCGTCCAGCGCATCGAACTTGTGCGCGCTGAACCACACCGGGATCTGCGTTACAATGAACTTGCCCGGCCTATCGGGATGGGGTTCTTTTGTCGTTTCATAGACGAACCCCGATGCCATCTGCTGTAATTTGCCCGCAGCGACCCCCGCGTTTACCGCCGTAACACCTTCAAACACGAAGTCTTTCTTCATCTTGTTATAGGGCGTCATTTCCATGTCGCAACGCACTTCGACGGTGTGCAGCGGTGGCAGCGTGTCCTTGTATTCGCCCGGCTCCAGCAGGTACGTCGCAGGCTTGATCTTCTGCATGACCCGATCAAGCGAACCGGGACGCGGCGCCCACTCACCGTAGTCGGCGTTGATCAGCACAAAGTACGTTTGCATGAACGCGCCTTTACTGCGCCCGAGTAGGTTCTGGTCGATGATCTTGCATTGGCCGAACACGTCCTCAAGCCCGTTACTGGTGAAGCTGCCGGTCAGCCCCCAACGCACACGCATGGGTTCGATCACTTTCAACAGCGCCTTGAATCGCGCGCCTGACGGGTTCTTCAGCCGCGTCAGTTCGTCAAACACGATGCCGTCAAAGTCCAGCTTCTGATTCGCCAGCCACAGCAGGTTGTCGTAGTTGGTGACGACCACACTTGCGCCGCTGTTCAGCGCAGTCAGCCGCTGTTCAGGCGTGCCGACCGCCACGGCCATAGTGATGTATGGCGACCAGATAAGACGCTCTACAGGCCATACGTCGGTGCAGACACGCTTAGGTGCCAACACCAAGAATCGTTTGACTACGCCGTCGCTAATCGCGTCTTGCATGGCTGTCAGCGTGGTTGCTGTCTTACCCGCACCGACTGGCGCGAGGATCATTGCGCGGTCGTGCTCGTAAATAAAATCAGCCGCTTCGTTTTGATACGACCTGAGTTTCATAGTTTCGACGCCCATTCGTCGATTCCTTCCTTAGTCCAGAGGCACGCATAGTTCTGACCTAAGCTGCGCATGTCTTGTGCAAACAATTTCTGAAGTTCTGACAAGCGCCCGCCTTTGGTTTTAAGTTCAACAAACCAAGTTTCGTTTGGCAGACACGCGATTCTGTCGGCAACGCCGCGATGGGAGGGGCTTTTGAACTTGTATGTCAGCCCGCCTTGCATCTCAACTGTCCAGACGAAGTAATTCTCTATCTCGTGTTCTTTCATGGACTCACTTTAGCATAAAAAATTAAGTTGTCAAAAAGTTTTTTTCAATTATTATTGAGGCTGAAACGGAGGGAGTACAAATGCAACATAGCAAAGTAGTCGGCGGGAGTACCGCCAAACGAGTGATGGCGTGCCCCGGTAGCGTGGCGTTGGTCAATAAGATGCCGCCGCAACTGTCTAGCAAGTACGCAGATGAAGGCACGCTGTTGCACAACGTAATCGCCGACATATTGGACAAATCGCTGCCGGTGGATTCGTTCCTAGGCATGAAGTACCAAGACATTGAACTTACTCAGGAACTGATAGATGGCAAGCTACTACCGGCGCTCGCGGCTCTCGACGAAATCGACCCAACGCAAGAAATGGAATTTGCTGTCGAAACAAGAGTGGGTTTTGGTGATTTTTTACCTGACGTTTTTGGCTCTACTGATCTATTGGGTCGCATTGGAACTAAGGCTCTGGTAATTGACTGGAAGTTTGGTGACGGCGTGCTAGTGACGGCGGAAGAGAATCCACAACTGTTGTTCTACGCTGCCGCTGCAATGCGCACGCCTGAAGTGCAATGGGTGTTCGATGGTGCGACAGAGATCGAGTGCGTGATTGTGCAGCCGACCAAGGGTGTGAGCCGTTGGGTGACTACGCCTGAGCGTGTCAAAGCGTTTGAAAACGAATTGGCGATGGCGGTACGCGAAGCACAAAAGCCTGACGCCAACCTTACAGCGGGCGATCATTGCCGCTGGTGTGCCGCAAAACCAATCTGCCCCAAGATGACCGGTGCTGTTGATCGCGCGCTTAAAACGTCGTTGCAGGATCTAGACGCGGCGCAGATCAGCACGTATCTTAAGAATGCCGACGTACTAGAAGGGTGGATCACAGACCTTCGCGCGCTGGCGTTTCAAATGCTGGAAAAAGGCGTCAAGTTGCCCGAGCATAAGCTGGTGGCGAAGCGCGCTGTTCGGCGTTGGGCAAACAAAGAAACCGCGCGCGTTGCACTGACGGAACACCTGTTGGAAGAGTACATTTATGACCGCGTTTTGATCTCGCCCGCCAAAGCAGAAAAACTGTTAAAAAATCTTGGACAACCTTTGCCGGATTGTGTAGTATCGATTTCGTCGGGTAGCACTCTCGCTCATGTGAGTGATGCCCGGCCTGAAGTGTTGCAAATCGGACAGCAATTGACTGCTGCACTCTCTAAACTGATCTAAAGGAAATTAAGATGACTAATCTCGTTACGTTCGCTGGTGCAAATCTTCCCGCTGTTGCTTCACTCGCTACTTCGTTGCGTTCCATTGCAACGGAAGTTGGCCCGACTGGTTCCGTCATTCTCAAGATGGACAAGACCGGCCATTGGGTGTTTGGCGCGGATCAAACCGAAGTGGAAGATGACGCGTTGTGGGCGGTGAATCCGTTCTCCTTCGTCCACGGCTTCATCGCGTGGGGTGACGGTGAAGTGTTGGGCGAAAAGATGGCGCCTGCCGCTGAACCGCTGCCGGAAGTCGGCCCTGCGCCGTCTGCTGCAAAGCGTGGCTGGGAAACGCAAATCGGTATGTCGCTCAAGTGCATCAAGGGCGAAGACGCTGGGTTGGAAGTGCGTTACAACGTAACCAGCGTCGGCGGTAAACGCGCAGTGCAGGAACTGGCTTTTGCTATCGCAACCCAGGTTCATGCCGACCAGACCAAGCCGGTGCCGGTTGTGCGTCTGAAGAAGGAGCATTATCAGCACAAGTCGTATGGCCGCATTTACACTCCGATTTTCGATATTGTCGAATTCGTGAGCATGGACGCAGCGCCTGATGCACAATCGGACGCGCAAGCTGACGGTGAAGTTGAGGCAGTGCAGGAATCCACGCCGGGGCGTCGCCGTCGCAGCGTGTAAGTAGTACCTGCGAACCGGGGCGCAGGCTGATTTTCCCCGGACTAACAGATAAGCAAATCGGGATTTCCTAAACTTTCATGGGGATGAAAACGCGGTTCTCGGTTTGCTTTTCTGTTGGTGCAATATCAACAACCTGTGCTGGCGTAGCTCAGTTGGTAGAGCAACCGCCTTGTAAGCGGTAGGTCGTCAGTTCGAATCCGACCGTCAGCACCACATTAAACTAATCTAAAGGAAACTAAGATGGACTTCTGGGCATTCGCAACTTTCTGCACTTTCATTGGTTGGCTCGCTGGTGGTGGTACGGGCGCGGCTATTGGTTGCGTGTTGGCGTTCCTTATTGGATGCATAAGCGAATGATCCTTTATGTCGACTTCGAAACCCGTAGCCGCTGCGACTTGCGCGCTAAGGGCGTCTACAACTACGCGCAGGACGCCAGCACCGACGTGCTGTGTATGTCCTACGCGTTTGACGATGAGGACGTGCAGACATGGACGCCAGATCAACCTTTTCCTGGACGTATCTTGGCGCATGAGGGCCAGATACGCGCACACAACGCCGCTTTCGAGCGGCTTATCTTTTGGTACGTCCTACAGATTAACTTTAAGCCCGAGCAGTTTTATTGCACTGCGGCTCAAGCGCGTGCCAATTGCTTGCCCGGTTCGCTTGAGGATGTAGGCCGCGCGCTGTCCAGCGTGATGCGTAAGGATCACAGAGGATCGCAACTGATTCGGTTGCTGTCGGTGCCGCAGGCCGACGGATCGTTTCGCCAAGACGCCAAACTGATGGCCGAGATGATTGCCTATTGCGAGCAGGACGTGAAGGCGATGCGTGCCGTCTCAAAAGCCATGCGTGACCTGAGCGCCGACGAACTCGCCGACTACCAGACCAACGAGCGCATCAACGACCGGGGCGTGCTGGTGGACGTTCCGTTGTGCTTGGCCGCTGTGCGGTACTCCGAAGCGGAAGTTGAGGAGATCCAGGCGAAGGTAGTCGAAGCGACAGACGGCGAGATTCGTAGCGTTCGCTCACCTAAGATGCGTGAATGGGTACTAGCGCGGGTAGGCGAGCAGGCGAAGAAGCTCATGTGGACGGGCGAGAAGTATTCAATCGACAAGACCGTCCGGGCGAACTTGCTGACGATTGATAACGTCGAGGAGGTGCCGCACCATGTCCAGGAAGTCATTCAGTGTGCCGATGATCTGTGGGCGTCGTCGGTTGCTAAGTTCAGCCGCCTTGCTGCGCTGGCAGATGATGAAGATCACCGAGTCAGGGGAGCCTTCGTTTTTGCTGGCGGATCAGCGACTGGCCGAGCTAGCAGCTATGGCGCGCAAGTGCATAACTTCACCCGAAAATGCGCCGCAGAACCTGACGCCGTTCGAGCAAGAATGGTTCAAGGCGGTGCAGTGGTGCCTGAGTTTGGAAAACGGGTTACAGACGTCCTGAAAGCCATGCTACGGCCCGCAATCATACCGGCTAGGGGCAAGATGCTGGTCGTGGCTGACTGGGCCGGGATCGAGGCGCGGGTGAATCCGTGGGCGTCCAACTGTCGCGCAGGCACGGCCAAGCTGGAACTGTTTGAGCGTGGCGAGGACGTTTATAAGGTCAACGCCGCCGCGACGTTTCATGTCCCTTATGACCAGATCGATAAGGAGCAGCGCCAGATCGGGAAGGTGCAGGAACTCGCGTGCGGATTCGCCGGTGGCGTGGGTGCATTTGCTGCGATGGGTCGGGTCTATGGCGTGCATCTGCCCGAGTCGGACGCTCGGCGCATGGTAGATGGCTGGCGCAGGGCGAATCCGTGGGCGGTTCCTTACTGGCAAGACCTGGAAGAAGCCTATACGCGAGCGATGCGAAACAAGGGCCACGAGTTCCACGCAGGGCGTGTCGTCTATTTGTTTGACGGACTGCACCTTTGGTATGCACTGCCTTCCGGCAGAGTGCTATGCTACCCCTCCGCTCGCTTGGAAGCCGACGGTGTGACCTATGCAAAAGCTGCATGGAAACCCACCGCCGACGCTAAAGAATGGCCGCGCGCCCGTTTGTGGAAGGGTTTAGCTTGCGAGAACATTACGCAGGCAATTGCCAACGATCTGCTGCGCCATGCGCTACGCCAGGTTGATGACGTTGTTCTACACGTACACGATGAAATTGTTTTAGAAGTAGATGCGACGGCAGCCGATTCCGCTATGAATCAGCTTGCCGAGATGATGAAAACGCCGCCTGTTTGGGCGAAAGGGTTGCCTTTGGATGTAGAAGTCAAAAAAATGCCCGTCTACGGCAAATAGACGGGCTTTTCCTTGGGAGGAAAGAAATGCAATTTCTTGATTTTATCACGTCTCTGGCGGGTGAAGGTGAAACCGCTTTGATTGTCAAGCAGAAGCCAAATAAGAACGGCGAAAAACACGCCGATGGTGCAGTGAAATGCAGTTGGCCCGCTTACCTGCCTAGCGCATGGAAGCCGGGGCATGCTTGGTACGGTAACACCGGGGCGTTTATCGTGTCCCGTTTCAAGGACGGCAAACCGTCTGCGTCTGCGGCTAACGCTGATTTCGTTATCGTCATGGTGCTGGACGATGTAGGCACCAAGTCCAAAGTACCGCCGTTGGAGCCTACTTGGAAAATGGAAACCTCACCGGGGAACTATCAGTGGGGTTACATGTTCTCCGAGCAACCAACAGCGGGCGAGTTCAGCGCCGCGATCAAGGCGATCGCTGATGCCGGATACACCGACAAGGGCGCAATCAATCCTGTGCGCAATTTCCGCCTTCCGGGGTCGATCAATCTCAAGCCGGGGCGGGAAGGGTTTGAGTCCAAGTTAGTCGAGTTCAACCCTGAGCGCGAGTACACCCTTGAGGAAATCTGCGAAGCTCTTCAGGTGGTGCCCGCCGAGGCTGACACCGCCCGCGTGCGCCGTGTGGCGCTTGAGGATGATGGCAAGGACGTGGTGCTGGCGTGGGTGCGTTCGCGTGGGCAATTGATTTCCGAGCGTAACCCCGAGGGCTGGTCTGGCGTGGTGTGCCCCAATGCTGCCTCGCACACCGACGGCAACCCCGAGGGTCGTTATCACGCCGTTAATCGCGCTTACGTGTGCCTTCACGCGCATTGTTGCGACTGGACTAGCGCCCGCTATCTTGCATGGGTGGCCGCCGAAGGTGGCCCTACTTGCGCGCCCGGTCTGCGCGAGGAGTTGCTCGCTCAGGTGATGGGCGACATGCGCGCCAAGATCGCCCCCACCGAAGCGTATCCGGACGCCGCCGCCGCAATTGTGGCCGAAGTAGATCGAAAAGAACTAGGGCGGATCGACAAGGCGGGCTGGTATGACCGCTTTGCGTACGTGATGACCGAAGATGCTTACTTTGACTTGATCGAACGCCGGGTACTGACGCGCCGCGCCTTTGACGCGTTATATCGTCACGTGCAGTGCAAGAGCATCCATACAGGGGGACGGATCGAGGCCAGTGGGTGTTACGACCAGAACCGCCAGGCGATGGGCGCTCGTGTGCTGGACGGTTTGACCTACGCCGCTGGCGAATCCGTCTTGGTGGCGCGTGAGGGCCGCGTATATGGCAACCGCTGGCAGGATGCTCGCCCCGGTACGGCTGTGGCCGACGTGTCCCCGTGGCTCGCGCACCTGCACCGTATGGTGCCCGAGGATTACGAGCGCGAACACCTGCTCAACGTGCTGGCACATAAAGTGCAACGCCCGGACGTGAAGATCAATCACGCGGTGCTGTTTGGGGGCAATCCTGGGTCAGGGAAAGACACGCTTTTCGCGCCGTTCTTTCGCGCCATTGGTGGTGTTGCACTACACAACTGTTCGCTGGTGCGCACCGAGGAAATCGCCTCGCAGTGGGGTTACGCCCTTGAATGCGAAGTGATGCAGATATCGGAGTTGCGCCAAGCGGAAGCCAAGGATAGGCGAGCGTTGGAAAATCAACTCAAGCCGATCATCGCCGCCCCGCCCGAGTATCTGACCATTCAACGCAAAGGAATGCACCCGTACGACGCGCTGAACCGTGTGCTTGTAGTGGCGTTCTCAAACGAGCGTGCTGCCATCACGATACCTAGTGACGATCGCCGGTGGTTTTGCCTGTGGTCGGATGCCGGGCGCCTGTGTGAGCGTGACGCCTCGAAGCTGTGGGCGTGGTATCAGTCAGGTGGGTTTGAGGCCGTGGCGGGCTTCTTGGCCGCCCGTGACGTAAGCCGGTGGAACCCTAGTGCGCCCCCACCAATGACGGAAGCCAAAGCGATCATGGTGCAGACCGGCCGCTCGGGTGTTGAGTCGCACCTTGTTGAGCTGATGGAAAGGCGCATCGGTGAGTTTGCGCGCGGTGTCGTTGGCGCGCCGTGGCATGCGCTAGCGGATAGGTTATCGGGTAGCGTTGCCAGCGGGGTGAGGGTGCATCAAGCAGCTATATTCGCGGCATTGAAAGACGCGGGCTGGGTGGATATGGGCAGGCTCACATCGACGGAATACAAGACCAAGAAGCATATTTTTGCAGCGCCGGAAATAGTCGCCTCGCATAGCAAATCAGATCTGCGCCGGATGGTAGAAGATGCGCCTGCGCCGTTGGCGGTGGTGCGGTAATGGTGCAGTAGCGCAGTAAAGCAAAAGGCCCCTAACTGGGGCCTTTTGTTTGTTTGGCGTCATAAGCGTAAAAGGTAGGCGATAAGCGCGGCGATCAATCCTGCGAGTAGCATTGCAAGCTCTCCCACTCAATTGCATCAACCATTGTTTGCGTAAGCAAGGGCAGGATGTCCGTATCTTGAACCTTAGCTTCAAGAAGCTCCATAGTGGCCGGGTAGTCCGGCTCTAAGGGTAGCCCACCCATGCCGCGCTCGCGTGCGCCTATAACGGCGGGTGAGTATTCCAAGATGCAGTTGATCAGAATCCCGTCATATTCGTAGGTATGGCGGATCATTTAAAGTAATCTCCTGTGCTGAGTAGATGAAACGGTCCTAGCGTGCCCACAACGTGCGCGTCGCCGGTGATGGTGAGACGGTGAGCGTGAGCGCGAGTTATTTGCATGACCAGTGCCCCATAGCGGTAAGGCGGTACTTGCCCCGCCAGTAAATAACGCGGCCGGCTCTCAGGTGCGCCGCGATGGTTGCGCGGGTGGCGTACCACGCCGCGCCCTCTTCAATTGCGTGTAGTAGGTTCATGGTTAGCGATACCAGTACGTTACGCCGTCAATCTCGCACGACATGTAGTCGATGCGGATATTGCGCGCGGTGGCCGCCCAATCGATTGCGATGTAATCGGGCAGGTTACGCGGGATTCCATCGCAATCTTCGATTAGCTCCTGAGCGTAGTCGGTGAAGTAGGAATCGCGAATCAGCGTTACCGGATACCAATCACCGCGCCATTGTTCGTCCCCGCCGTTGCCTTTGAGATCATCAAGCAACGCACCAAGCGTAAGAGTTTCGGCCAATGTATCCGCGCTCACGGTATCCGCGTTAGACGCGGTTACAGCGTTTTCCACGGTTTCGTAACGCTCGATGATGTCGCGGACGTCGATGGTGTCTTGTGTGTTGAGCATAGTTAGTCCTTATCAGATGAATTGAACGGCTAGCCAAGCCATGAACGTGGCCCAGGCGAAGGCGAATGCGTAATCGCGCCAAGTGATGCGCGGTGGTGCGGGTGTGGGTTTCATGTGTTTGCGCTCC